AAGCGAGTAGGGGGTGGTAGCATGCCATTGCATGTTTATATTCTATATCCACCACGCATAGGTTTAACGTGGTTTCTTCTATTTACTTTCATTGCTGTTTTTGCAAACATCTTTTTAGATTTCTTTCTTGACATTTTCTTTCTATACATGTCTTTCTCCTTTTTTGATTGTAGGGGTGTCACTCCACACAGTTAACATCAAGTAAGTAACTGTGTGGGCTCCTGCTTTGCTGTCTGAGCTGTTGATGGCTCCACAGCTTCAGCAGGAGCTTTGTTAGTATCGAGGACGGTACTAACCTCTGGGGTTTCTATAAAACCCATTGTTTTTAATTCTTCTTTGTTATCAGGATTTGACACAAATTCATAAAATTTGCCTGGATCATTATCAAATTTTTTACGAATATCTGACGGTATTGTCATAAATTCGTCTTGGGCATCTCGAACTAAATCTAATGCTTCTCGATAATCTGCTACATTCGAGAAATCTCCGTAGCGTGCTTGTCCACGCTGTACGTGTTCGATAATGCCGTTTCTATCGTGTCTTTTTATAATATTAATGACGTCACATTCTTCTTTAAAATGTTGTTGTGTTAAGCTTTCGCCGCTTGTTTTAAATACATATTTTTTATGCGGATCGTAAGCTGTTCTAAAAGTTATTGTTGTTTCTACTTTTGATTTTTTGTTCGTCATTTTTTCCTCGTTAAACTATTTTTTAAATGTCTTCTTAATCTAATATCCCAACGATCTTTTTTTATTCTTACTTTAGACATTGGGCTTGTTTTAATAGGAATATTACCTTTTAATAGTTTAATTGGTGCAGGTTCTTTGGCTGTTGTTCTTTCAAACAATCCAGTTAAATCGCCACTTAATAATTTCAATAAACCTTTTGATGAAGTTGCTACACCTTTAGATAATTCATCAATTATTTGTGGGTTTCTTTCTAATATTTCAGTTAATAAAATATTTGCTGGTCTTGCGTTTAAAACTGCACTTCCATAAGGTTTTTTGTCAAAATAATCTGCATTTTGACGATTCAACCTTTCTTGTTGTTGCATATTTTGAGCTTGTGCTACTTGAAATGCTGTATTTGCAGCATTTGCTACTATATTTTCAGGATTATAAGTGCTTCCAGTTGGTGTGCTTGCACCACCCATTTTGCCTGCCAAAATTGGGTTTAATCCTGCTTTTCTCATATCAGCCATACCTCTTTGATAAGAGGTATTTGACATGTCTTCTTGAAAAGCCATTTGTCTTGCAGAAGCTTTTTGTGCTTCTTTATTTCTAAATAAGCCTCCTGCTAGACCTGCAGCTGCTGAAAATACTGGATCACCACCTGATAATCCTAATGCTTGTCCTATTTTACCAAACATTAGAAATGATCTATTAATCCAGGTACACCATAAGTTGGCATAGGTCTGGCACATTTAAGTTTAAAGTACATATCCAATATTAAATTTGGATAATTTTGTACTGCTGTAACTCTATCTACAGGCGGATTTTCTTCTATAAAACTCGCATTTAATGCAGGTAAACTTCCAAAATCTTGTGCCAAATGCCATGTATCTAAACTTTGTGCAAAGTTTGATCTCATTTGACCTGTTATCTGGCTTGGTTTATATCGATACTCAGCATACCTCTCTTGGTACCCAAAAACGTTGTCATCGTCTGTTGTTCCTTGTGCATAAATCTCTTTATTTAATACAGCTTGTTCACCAAGATGGGCTAGGGCAGGCCAGTAAAAGTCCCATCTTGTTTGTCTGCTAAAATGTCTGGCTAATCCTTGTTGATATGTTAAATCAGCAAATACGCAAGCTAAACCTATGACTACACTATGTTCAGTAAATGATTTAGTAAATTTATGGCCGGTAAAACCGGTAGTACCATAACCACTAAGATTACCTTGTGGTGTTGTTGTATCAGTACTACTTGTTTGAGCTACAGGATTTATATTAATCCTGTCTTTTCCGCCTCCGAGGTATTCGGGGCGTTGTAATCTAGCGTCTGGGCTAGTTACTCCGAAGTGTGATTGTATAACTTCGGTATATCTTGTTCCACCCCTAGCGTCTTTTTCATATAATCTTTGTATTTGAAATGCTTCTCTTAACTGATTTATTGTTGCTGCTGTAGCATCACTTAAATTTGCATATAAGGCATTGCCAGAATAAGTACTCCAATCAGTAGTGTTAGCATATATATTATTAGATGCTCCCTGGGGATGCATAGGAATATAATTGCCATTACCATCTCTTATAGGAACTGGAGCATTTGATGTTGTATCAGTGTAAATATCTGCCCTAGTTCCTAAAGGTAATGCAACTGCATCGCCTTTTTGTGGCCATGGTAAAGCACTAGTAAAATAATCGTGTCTTTTACCTCTTTTTAATAATACATAATCAGTTAAAGTATCAGGGCCATCGCCTTTATCTACTACTACACTATCTTGTAAATTTTGATCTCTAAACCATTCATTATAAATTAAATTATATGCTCTTCCGCATAAATTATTAAATGATAAATTTACATCAGTTGGTACACCAAAATAATCATATAATGTGCTATTTGTTATTGTTCCGCTTGTTTGCGGAACTAAATAATCTGTACTATCTCCAGGATTGTCTTGTTCTCCGCAAAACTTTTCCCAATTGTTCCATATTAATCTATATGGAACTGCAAAGAAAAATGTTTCTATATATAAATTATCCATAAATGGATTAATTGGTGTTGCTAAACGGCCAAAACCGTTAGCGTCCATGGTAAACGTATCGCCAGGTAGTGCTTCATCATAAAATATTGGCACTAAATAACCTGCATCAAAAGTTGTTTTTAAACCGTGGTCACGGTTAAATATTGATCTTTGTATATCTACTTTTGGTACACGACTAAAATCCTTAGTAAGTGTACTTGGTAATGTTCCCATGGGTCCAAACATATTTTTTTACTCCTGTTTTAAATTTTCTAACTCAACTATAAATTCTGGTGGTATTTCTGCTTTTGGTTCGCCTTTTAAATCGTCCCAACTTCCTATTCGCATTAACGTAAAATCTTCTGGAAATTTGCTGAAAGGTGTGTTTAAATTTTTTAATAAATCCATACATTGTCGTGTTGCAGTGCCATCGGTAAGTTCCACGAATGGCTGCATATATGTTCCAGATTTTTTGTCGTAAATAGAATACAAGTTTTTGTCCATTATTTTT